AAGGCAAAGAGTCAACAGAAGAACCAGAAACGATGAACGAAGAAGCAGGGGAAGCTGAAGAAGAAACTGAAGAGGAAGAATCCTCAGAAGAAGAAGTTATGGGTGATGAAGGTGAAGAAGAAGAAGTGCAAGATGACACAGAAGTAGTAGACATTACTGTAGGCGAGTTTAAAGAGATCATTCGTGATTTATTTAACACTTTACAAGGTGGTGGAGTAGGCATGGAAGACATGCAAGATACTGCTGATGCTGAAATGCAAGCTGGAGAAGACGATGAAATTTCTTTAGAAGAAATCATAGCACAATTAGAAGGCGAGGACAATGCGGAAGAAGACGAAATGTTGAACCCAATTGAAGAAGCTAAAAAATCTATGAAGAAAGACGAAAAGAAAAAAGACGAAGAGAAGAAAGAAAAAGAGGAAATGGCTAAAGAGCTTAAAGAAGCTATCAAGACAATCCAATCTTTGAAGTCGGAACTTAACGAGATTAACTTATTAAACGCTAAGTTACTTTACGTAAACAAACTTTTCAAATCTAAATCTTTAAACGAATCACAAAAAGTAAAAGTTCTTAATGCATTTGATAGAGCAACAACTGTAAAAGAAGCAGAGAACACTTACAAAACGTTAAATGAATCGTTATCATTAACTAAGAAGTCAACCATTAAAGAATCGGTTGGATTCGCATCTAAGCCAATGGGTAATGCACCAGCAAAACCAATTGTAGAACACGATGCATCAGTTAGTAGATGGCAGCACTTAGCGGGTATTAAATAATTAAAAAAAGTTAAAAACAATTTAAACCCACATTTAAAAATGTCAAATTTAGTAAATTCATTATTAGAATCTGCTAACCCATACCAAAATCAGGCAGGTGTTAGTCAGAAATTAGCCGCAAAATGGGCTAAGTCAGGCCTCTTAGAAGGCTTGTCAGATTACAACCGTACAAACATGGCTGTAATGTTAGAAAACCAAGCTAAGCAATTAGTATTAGAGCAATCAAGTACAGGTGGTGGTTCAACTTCAGGTGCAACATTCACTCCAGGTACTGGTGAGCAATGGGCAGGTGTAGCTTTACCATTAGTACGTAAAGTATTTGGTCAAATCGCATCTAAAGAGTTTGTTTCGGTACAACCGATGAACTTGCCAGCAGGTTTAGTATTTTACTTGGACTTTCAATACGGTACAGACAAAAACCCATTCGGTTTAGGTGCTGCAACTGGTTCATTGTTCGGTAATCAAACAATTGTAGGTGATAGTGGTTTCGGTAACGCTGCTGCTGGTGGTCTTTATGGCGCTGGTAAGTTTGCTTACTCAATCAACCAATTCTCATCTTCAGTATCATCTTCAGCAACAGGATTTGCTTCAGCATCTGCTACATTTGCAGACGTTAACTTTGATGCAAATTACTCAAGCTCAATCGTAACTAAGTCGATCACTAAGTTCACTTTACCTACAGCTTCTATTAGCTCTGACGTTGATTTGAACGGTGTTCGTGCATTCATCATTACTTCAGGTTCAACTGTTACTACAGGAACTAACTTACAAGCATTTACAACTGTATCTTCAAGTGCAGCTGGTGTGTTCGTACAATTCCTTGTTAATGCAGCAGTAGCTTTAGGTGGTGTTTCAACTACTTACGTTGTTGAGTACAACAAGAAAACTGACTTCAACAAAATGGGTGACTTCCAAGATGCTCCTGCAACTGGATACTCAACTCCAAATGCTGAATCAGCAACACAAATCGTTATCCCTGAAATTAACGTACAAATGAGATCAGAGACTATTTCTGCTAAGACACGTAAGTTGAAAGCACAATGGACTCCAGAATTTGCACAAGACTTAAACGCTTACCATTCATTAGATGCAGAAGCTGAATTAACAGGTATGTTATCTGAGTACATCTCTTTAGAGTTAGACTTAGAAATCTTAGACATGTTGATCCAAAATGCTCCTACTACTGAGTATTGGTCAGCGAAAGTTGGTAACCAAATCAACTCTACTTCAACTGGATTTGATAGCAACACAGCTGGTGTATACTACACTCAGATGACTTGGTTCCAAACTTTAGGTATCAAATTACAAAAAGTTTCTAACATTATTCACCAACGTACTTTACGTGGCGGTGCTAACTTCATGGTAGTTTCTCCAACAGTAGCTACAATCTTGGAATCAATCCCAGGATTCGCAGCAGATACTGATGGTGCAGCAGATACAATGAAATATGCATTTGGCGTACAAAAAGTAGGTCAATTGAATAGCCGTTACAAAGTATACAAGAATCCTTACATGATTGAGAACTTAATCTTGATGGGCTTCCGTGGTAACCAATTCTTAGAAACAGGTGCTGTTTATGCTCCATACGTTCCTTTAATCATGACTCCACTTATCTACGATCCAGCTACCTTCACTCCAAGAAAAGGTATCATGACTAGATACGCTAAGAAAATGGTTAGACCTGAATACTATGGTAAAGTATTAGTAGCAGACTTAAACTTAGTTTAATCTAATCTAGAATTACAACAATAAGAAACCGGCCTCGTGCCGGTTTTTTTATTACCTTTAATTGGTATTAGAGCTATTTATTTAAGTAAACAAATACAATATGAGTTCTAACAGTTACAGTGACGAGGTATTTAAAAAAAAGAGAGTACCAAAGAATCCAATTAAGTTTCACGTACCTCTAAATGAGGAACAAAAACTTGCAAAAGAAGTTATATTAGCGAATACTATAACTGTTTTAACAGGTCAAGCGGGAAGTGGTAAAACTTTATTAGCGTGTCAAGTTGCATTAGATGCACTATTTACAGGTGAAGTAGAGAAGATTATCATAGCAAGACCAGTAATCACTTCAGGAGAGGAGTTAGGATTTCTACCAGGTGATATAAAACAAAAGCTAGATCCTTTCATGGCACCTATTTACGACAATATGAATAGGCTATATGATAAATCTAAGATAGAGAAATACATAGAAGAAGGAAGTATTGAGATTATTCCCTTTGCATTTATGAGAGGTAGAAACATGACAAGTGCTTTTATCATCATTGATGAGGCTCAGAACGTTACAGACAGACAAATGGAGTTAGTAATAACACGTTTATGTACTGGATCGAAGATGATTATTGTAGGAGATACTCAACAAACCGACTTAAGAGACAAGAAAATGTCTGGATTATACTTTTTGAACAAAGCAATTGCGGGTCATGTACCTGGCACAGCTATAGTACACTTAAAGACAAACCACAGACATCCAATTGTTGAACCAATAGTACAAGTATATAAAGAATTACATTCATAAAACAACAAGGGTAAATGGCTAATCCAATAATATATGACGGAACTCCGGGAGCAATCTCTGGAAGTACTCCATTCGGGTACTACGATAATGACCTACAGTTTCAGAATGATGGACCTAGAATAGCTAATTACTGTGCAAACAAGTTAGGATATCCAGTAATGGATGTCGAACTAGATGATGTAAACTTCTATCAATGCTTTGAAGATGCAGTTTCTATTTATGCTGAAGAGCTTTATCAGTCTAAGATCAAAGACAACTACTTAGCATTAGAAGGATCATCAACAGGATCTACTTTAAACAACATTGTAGTATCTCCAAACTTACAAAACACAATCAATATTTCAGAAACCTATGGTGCACAAGCAGGTGTAGGTGGATTTGTTAACTGGCGTTCAGGATCAATTGAACTAACAGCAAATGTACAAGTATACAATTTGAAAGATTGGGCATCAGGAAGTCAAGGAATGGCTGCAGGTGATAGAGTTGTTGTACAAAGAGTAATGTACCAAGCTACGCCAGCACAGAACCAATACTACGATCCATACATTGGAGGATCAATCAACTACCAAGGAGCATCAGAGAACTTTGGATGGGCAAGTTATTCTCCAGGATTAAACTACATGCTCTTTCCTGTATTTTGGGATATTGAAAGAATCCAAGAGATTGAAATGTCTAACTATGTTAGAAGAGCACATGCTACATTTGAGATCATTGGAGATGATATAAGAATCATGCCAGTACCTGAATACTCAGGAGGACACTTATGGATATATTATGCATTTGCATCAGAGTTATCTAGTTTAACTGGTAACAGTCCTTATGGTACTAACAAAGGTTTAATAGCAAATCCAGCATTAGCTCCTTACGCTAATATAACATATACACAAATTAACCAACCAGGAAAGCAGTGGATAAAAGAATATACTGCAGCACTTTCTTCAGAGTTGCTAGGACTTGTAAGAGGTAAGTACTCTCAAGTACCAGTACCAGGAGCAGAGGTAGTTCTTAATTCAACAGACCTTATATCAAGAGGTCAAAGTATGCAAACAGCACTAAGAGAAAAGTTGAGACAAGATTTAGATGACATGACAAGAAGATCACAGCTAGAAAGACAACAAGCTGAGAATGCATCTTTACATGATACTCTAAATAACATACCAATACCAATTTACATAGGATAAGATGGCTTTATTTGGATCAAAGAGAGATGTATCAATATTCAGATCAATGTCGGAAGAGTTGATCAACGATATCATTACACAGCAGATAGGATACTATAAGGTAGTTTTATCAGAAACTCCACCCAATACTTATGGAGAAGCTATTACTAAGCAGTATGTTGGACCAGTACTAATTAACACATTAATAGAAAGAGGAGACTTTACTGTATCTAATGATAACTTTGGACCTGATACTGCAAGGATTGTAACCTATAGATTCCTAAAAACTTCACTAGAAACTGCAAATGTATATCCTGAAGTAGGAGATGTTATAATGTATAACGAATTATACTACGAAGTTGATAACGTTAATGAGAACCAACTTATATTAGGTAAAGATCCTGACTACTCTTACTCAACCGGGTTAGAGAACTTTGGAGGAAGTTACTCTCTTATATTACAAACTCACTTAACAACACCAGAACGATTAGGTATAGCTCAATTTAGAATTTAAACATGCAACAAGTAAGACCTAAGAACAGAAGAGAATTTATGAACAGCCTTGTTATACCAACAAGTCCGGCTGAGGGAAATCCCAACATAATTCCATCTGAACCTTTTAATCCAGGACAGCCTGAGTTTAACAGAGCACTTGAGGTCTCACTCAAAGATGATACAAGTAGAAACTTTAAGATAGGTATAACAGATGTTAACGAAGCAGTACAGTACTACTTTGAAAACGTATTAAAGTTATCTGCAGTACAGAATAATAGCAAAGTAGCACTCCCAATCATATATGGATCACCTGAAAAATGGAAGTCAGTACAAGCTGATGGATTCTATAGAGATGGAGCATCTAAGATAATGCCACCTTTATTAATGTATAGGAGGACCTCTATTGAACAGAACAAGAATTTAGGTAACAAGATAGATGGTAACAACGTTCATAACGTACAGCTCTTTAAAAAGGGTTTCTCACGTCGTAATATCTACGATAACTTTAACATACTAAGAGACCAAGTACCTCAAGATGAATATGTGATAAGTATAACACCCGATTACGTAACAGTTACTTACGAGTGTGTGATATGGACAAACTTTGTTGAACAGATGGATAGTATTATAGAAGCTGTTAATTATGCATCGTATAGTTATTGGGGAGATCCAACTAGATTTCAATTCTTAACAAAGATAGATAGTTTTCAAGATAATCTAACATATAGTACAGGTGAAGATAGAGTTGTAAAAACATCATTTAACATGAGTATTAATGGATATCTAATCCCAGACTCAGTAAATGCTTACATCTCAAAACTATCGGAAAGAACTTATAACTTATGTAAAATTCAATTTGATATTGAAGCAACACATAACGGGTAAGTTAGTATTATAAAAATACACTTTTAGCCAATAGATTAACTATTTATACATAACAAACAAATTACACATGAATCAGTTTTTGACAGCAGAAGAATTACAACAACTTAAGGATCTAAGAGAGAAAGCAGTAGCAACTGCATCAACTCTAGGAGAACTAAGCTACCAAAAGATCTTAATCGACTTAGAATTAGAGAAAGCAAAACAGCAAGTAATCGATATTAAGGATGAAGAAGCAAAGATTTTTAGTGAGGTAGGAGCAAAGTATGGTGATGTTACAGTGAACCTTGAAACAGGGGAAGTATCAACACGATTGTAATAAGGTTTTTCACAGTACAACTAGATATTTATTACAAGCAATAAATCAACAAAATGGCAGAAGCATTATTATCACCAGGCGTTTTCGTACAAGAAAACGATGCATCACAAATAACACAAGGACCTTTACAAGCTGGAGCAGCTTTGTTAGGACCTACCGTAGTAGGACCAGTTAATATTCCTACAATTGTTAGATCATATTCAGATTATCAAGCAAAGTTTGGTAGTTTGTTTATTTCAGGAGGCGTTAACTACGAGTATTTAACGTCAATTGCTGCGGCAAACTACTTTGAACAAGGTGGTGAGTCGTTGATTGTAACAAGAGTAGCATCAGGATCTTATACTCCTGCACAATCTACAACTATTCCAAACAATGTAATAGCATCAGCAGGTACTCCGGCAACAGCATCAGCATCAACAACTTCAGGTTGGATCACAGGATCACTACCATCATATAACATATCAGCAACTGGTTCAAATATGATAGTAGAGTTTGCAATTGGAGACAACATCTACTTTATAAGTCCAGGTATCTACGATCTAGTAGACAATGCTGCAGACTTTATTTCTGTCAACGTAAACAATGGAACTGGAAGCTGGAACGTTGATCAGTGGGCTACTGCACTAGTAAAAGGAGTTAATAACCCAACTGGTGATTTAAAAAACTATGTTACTGCATCATACACCACAGGATCATTATCGTTTACAGGATCTGCTTTATTAAGCAACCCAGCAAATGCTAATGGATATAAAATATACGCTAATGGTTTTAGCAGTTGGCCAGTTACATCGTCTGCACTTCCTACAAAAGATAGATTAAGCACCGTAGCAATATTTGGTGGAGCATCAGCAAATGTTAACAACTCTACTTTTACATTAGAAACCCTTTCAGTAGGTGACATCATGAACAACTCTGCAAATGCTGCATCAGCATCTAACGGAGTATTACCTTCAGGTTCTTCTTCAAACATTCGTTGGGAGATTACAGGAGCTGATACAGGATCAGGTGTTTTCACAGTATTGATTAGAAGAGGTGATGATTATCAAAACTCAAAGACAATTTTAGAAACTTGGGCTAATGTATCATTAGATCCAAATCAAAGTAATTATATTGCATACGTAATTGGAGATCAAACACAAACAGTATTAACTGATGAGTTTGGTAATCCATACTTACAAACTACTGGAAGCTATGCAAACGCATCAAGATACGTAAGAGTTAAAGAAGTTATTTCACCAACACCAAACTACTTTACTCCACAAGGACAACCAGTAACATTATATAAATCTTACATCCCAACAAACGGAAGTGGATCTCTTAATGGAAGTTTCCAAAGTGCAGTAGGACCTATCCACGGTGTTTATGGAATTGCAGCTTTGAACATGTTTGAAAACATTAAGGTATCAGACTCAACAGCAGCAACTCCTTCAACAAACATTCAAGGTGTATTTGCAAGTGATTACGATACAGCTCTTGGATTATTGAAGAGTGGTGAAGATTACGACTTCAACATCGTATCAATGCCAGGTGTTACTTATCAAAACGCAGCTGACCAAGTCAATACCTTACTATCAAACGTAAGTGAAAGAGGTGATGCGATTGCAGTAGTAGATATGGTAACATACGGTCAATCTTTAACAGAGGTTGGAAGCAACGCACAAAGCATTGATAACTCTTATGGAGCTACATACTGGCCATGGATTCAAGTAAGATCACGTGAGACAGGTAAATTAAACTTCGTACCAGCTTCTACAATTGTACCAGCAGTATACGAATACTCAGACAAAGTTTCTGCAGAGTGGTTTGCACCAGCAGGTATGACTAGAGGTGGTTTACCAACAGTATTACAACCAGAAAGAAAGTTAACAGTATCAGCTAGAAATACATTGTACGGATCTAAAGTAAATCCAATCGCAGTATTCCCAGGACAAGGTACAGTTATCTACGGACAAAAAACATTACAATCAAAACCATCTGCATTAGATAGAGTAAACGTAAGACGTTTGTTAATATCTTTGAAGAGATACATTAAGCAAATTGGTAACACATTAGTATTCGAACAGAACACTGCAGTAACAAGAAACAAATTCTTGTCACAAGTTAATCCATACTTAGATTTTGTACAACAAAAGCAAGGCTTATATGCATTCCGTGTAGTAATGGATGAGACAAACAATACACCAGATGTAATCGATAGAAATCAATTGATTGGTACTATCTACATCCAACCTACTAGAACAGCTGAATTTATTCAATTAGACTTTAACGTATTGCCAACAGGAGCTACTTTTGGTCAATAGTAACTAGATATGAATAACAATACAAAGATTAGATTACATTTATCCAAAGCTCTACTAGAGTCTATAATGAAAGATATTATTTTAGAAGGTAAGGTTAGCCATGCGCAAAAGCTTACCTCTAAAATGAAAAAGCTTGGCGAGAATAAAGCTATGAAAAAAGCTAAGGCTAAGATGGAAGAGACTATAGATGTAACTCCTGGAAAGACTTATAAGTATCGTGATGAAAACATTACATTTATTAAGTCTGGTAAAGATGGCAATGGTAAAGAGTTCTATGAGTTTGAGAATGAGGCTGGCAAGAAGATATTCTTCTTCCCTACTACAGACTTAGACATGTTGAAACCTATTAATCAGTAAACACTAAAGTAGTTATACATTTAAGCAATAAAAAGCTAACATAAAGATATTTATTTTAAAATAAAAAGAACATGCCAGTATTAGACCCGAACGAGATAATGTTTACAGCTTTTGAACCAACCGTTCAAAACAGATTCATATTCAACATAGATGGAATCCCAGCTTACACTATTAAAAGTGCTACAGCACCAAACTTCTCACTAACTGAAATCAAGTTAGACCACATCAACGTTTACCGTAAGTTAAAAGGTAAGTTAGAGTGGGGAGATATGACTTTAAAGTTATACAACCCAATCGCTCCTTCAGGACAACAAGCGGTAATGGAGTGGTTACGTTTATCACACGAGTCAGTAACAGGACGTGATGGATACTCAGATTTCTACAAGAAAGATGTTAGCTTATGGATCTTAGGTCCAGTAGGTGATGTTGTTTCAGAGTGGATTGTAAAAGGAGCTTTCATTAAGTCTTCAAACTTTGGATCATACGATTTCGCAAATTCAGAGGCAGTTGAAATCGAGATGGTATTAGCGATGGATTTTTGTATCTTAAATTATTGATACTGCGTACTGAATTACTACTTTTTAAAAGCACTCATCTGCTTATTAGAAAATAATTAAATTAAAAAAAAGTTGGCTTTTTAAAATTAAAGGTAGATCTTTAGGCCATTATAAAAAGCATATACAAATATAAAGCATGAAAAAACTTAACGAACAAGCATTGCAAATGCAAAAATTAGCAGGTATTATCACTGAAAGTGAATATAATACTGAGATGGCTAAGATGGATAACACTCCTAAAATGGAAGCTGAGGAAGAAGGAACTTCTGGTGGGGTAACTATAACATCTCAAGAGGAGTTAGATACCTATGTTGAGGAGAATGGCTTAGTTATTAATGGAAGCATAGAGAATAATTACGATCCAGAGTCTGGAGGGGAATTTTATGGTGAAAGTATTGAATTACCTGATAACTTAACTATAAAAGGAAATTTATCAGGAGGAGATTTTGCTTTAGGTAACAACCTTACAATTGAAGGAGAGTGTTATTTTAATGTGGATAGTAG